ATGGCCGCACAATTTAATATTTACATAAAAGAACTAAGATTAAAGAAATTTCAACATATTCCAAAACTAGCTGCGATTCTAAAAATAAAATATGAGACGTGGAGAAAAATAGAAAGAGGTATCAATCCTCCTCCTAAAAAAAGCCTACTGGTAAAGTTCTGCAATTTAGTAGGAGCTAAAGAATACGAAAAGAACCAACTGTTTTCTCTAGCTAAAAGATGGACACCGCACCCAGACACGGGATCTTTAAGACACCCAGTTTATCACGAAGGATTAGATAGGGATTGGACTGAGGCAGTCTTAGCAGAAAATACTCCTGATTATACTATTCCTAAAGAGTGGAATGTTAATCTGAGTAAAGGCCAGACAGGGTTATAGGTCGAAAAGAACCATCAACAGAATCTAAAATCTGATCATCTAGTCCAGCATTGTGCAAAGCTCTATAATACTCTCTTCCTAAATAATTTCTCAAGTACGAATCATCTAAAACATTTCCAGAAGTTAAAACATCTGAAATATGAGGCCTGTACCCTGTCAACTCGGCTTTATTCGGCGCCGAGTGAATCATATTGAGAAGAGTAGTTTTCCCCTCGCCGTTATAAGTTGGATTAGTTCCTTGACTCATTTAAATTATTTCCTTGTAGTTCTTTTGTTACTTTCTCTCTCAATGACTTCTACTTGCATTGGTTGTCGCTCTAGAGGTACTTCTTCCCAACCTACAAATCCCGGATCTCCAGCTTTAGGTAAATATGGCTCTCCGCCATTCTTAGGAAGAGTCTTTTCAATTGTAAGCTGTTTTAGCTGTTCATTGGGCACGAGCATCTTACTTCTGCGATCTGTCATGTAAAAAACAGTATTACGAATTCCGACGCGAACTATACGCGCTTGCCGTCCAGAAATGTAAATAATGTCATCGTTATTAAAATCATTTCCCATGAACACAAGGACACCTTGAACAAAATTCATAATCATGTCTTTTGCCATAATTGTCACTATTGCAACAAGGAGTAGCCAGCCATAATCACCTACCATTTGCTGAGCGAATGTTTCTGCTTGATCTTTAGAAATCCCTTCTCCTATAACGTTAACGACATCCGAAGGCGAAATGTTAGTGACCTCATTCATAACTTTTATAGTAATTACACCAAATTAAGTGTAAAATATAGACGATGGCAAAAGTTAAACGTACGGGAGACTTTGAGTCTCTTGAGGTAACGGACGGTAAGGTCAAAATTCATCAAAGAGAGCCTATTAAGCCAAAAGATAATTTTTATATAGATGAGCTCCCTTGGACAGAAAAACAAAAACGATTTATAGAGCTATCTCTCGATAAAAGCACGAGACTAATATTGTGCAAAGGACCAGCTGGAAGCTCTAAAACTTTAACTGCGGTTTACTCTGCGCTGCAATTATTAAATAACTCTAAAGTGTCAGATGTTATCTATATGCGTTCTGCTGTGGAAAGTTCGGATTCCCGTTTAGGTTTTCTTCCCGGAGATGCAGATGAAAAACTTCACTATTACAACTTGCCGTTTATGGATAAGTTAGATGAACTACTAAGCGAAGAAACTGTAAAAAAACTGCAAAAAGAAAAAAGAGTATCTATCCATCCTGTAAACTTTGCTAGAGGTATGAGTTGGAACAGTAAAGCTATACTTCTCGATGAAGCTCAAAACAGCTCTTTTCGAGAGATAGTTACAGTTCTCACGAGAATAGGCAAATACTCACGTTGTTTTATTATGGCAGACCCAATGCAGACAGATTTAAAAAATGGCAACAGAGGGGGATTTGAGAAGCTTTACGGAGCTTTTAATGATGAGGATAGTAAGTCCATGGGTATTCATACTTTCGAATTTGACGAAAGTGATATCGTAAGGTCCGAACTCACTAAGTTTATAGTGACGAAAGTTAATCAGATTCCCCTTTAAGCCATCCAGCTTTTTTAATAATTTTAGCCAATCTAGGAGCGAACTTTCTAACGTCTTTTTCTGGGATATCCCAAAAGAAGGCGTGAGTAACTTCTTCTATTAATACGCTTAAAGACCGATTTTCTTTAAGAGTTGGGTCAATTAGTATTTTTGGATCTTTAATTTGAGGGTTGCAACAGAGGCCATCAGCATTATAACTACGATGCGGTTTCCTCCATTTTATTTCATATTCAACACCTTCACAGTTGGAAAACTTTATATTTTCCATAATAATGCTTACACTTTTTTTTGTATATTTTAGAAAAACTTATAAAATATAAAGTGTAAACTGTTTTATGAAAATATACTGTACTAGCTGTGGGGCAGGAGCTTCTTACTCAATGCAAAAGCCTAAATTTTGTGGAAGTTGCGGTAAATCCTACGTCGCTTCTAATGCGAGTTCTAGTAAATCCAAAACAGTTATTGCGGAAACGGTAAATGAAGATTATGATGAAGAAGATAACTTTGAGGTAGAGATTGATGCTCTTGAGTTTGATTTTAAAACTTTTGGATCAAATGTACACAAGTTAGGAGATATAGTTGGTAGCGCTTCAGAAGATAATGCGGACGAGTCTAGGGAGAGAGATGCGTCTTATTCAAAAAGAAATATAGAACAGGACTTCTTAAATGATGCTGGAAGCATAAAGAAGTTCTAGCATGCCAAGAAAAAAGAAGCTTAAGTTTGAGGACTGTATAGAGTCCATTGATACTGAAATAAGTAAAAGAAGAAGCAGATGGAACTTAACTGCTTTGTCTTGGATGGATTTTGATGACGTTTCTCAAATAATAAGAATACATATTTTTAAAAAATGGCATTTATACGATCAATCTAAATCTTTAGCGCCTTGGGTAAATACTCTGATTTCAAATCAGATAAAAAATTTAATCAGAAATAATTATGGAAATTATTGTAGACCTTGTTTAAAATGTGCTGCGGCGGAGTCAGATTCTCTATGTTATATTTATGGAACTCAAAGTTCTGCGTGTCCTTTATTTGCACAATGGGAGAGAACCAAAAAAGCAGCGTATCTTACTAAACTGCCTACGCCGCTAGAAACAGTTGAGCATGAAACAGAAAAGCTAGAACTAAAAGAATTCAATTTTGATTCGGTGCTATCAATGTTAAATACTCAGCTTAAATCAAAATTAAAACCAAATGAGTGGATAGTTTATAAAAATTTATATTTAGAAAATAAAACGGAACAAGAAGTGGCAAAAATTTTAGGGTATAAAACCTCAGAAAAAAATAGAAGTCCGGGCTACAAACAAATAAAAAATATTAAAAAATCAATAATAGAGAAAGCAAAAGAAATTATCTCTGAAAATATTAGCATATGAAGAAAAAAGTAATAGTATTGACTAAAGAGCAAATGTCTCTAATAGATAAGTTGTACGATACAGATGGAGTTACTGCCATCAAAGAACTAGTAGAAAAAGTTTTTCCTGATATAGAAGAAAAGTACAGAGACGGTCGAAGTGCATACGGTAAAGCCATAAAAGAATACTTGGCTTCTAGAGGTAAGAAAACCGTGGCTACTTCTGATTATGTAAAAAAAGAGTATGAGCTCTCTCAAGAAGAAAGAGATTTTCTTTATAACAACTGCTCGACTATGAAGATAACTGATATGTGCGAGACTTTGTACGAAGAAAGAGTAGCTCCATTAGACAGGAGATATAAGGCTTGCAGCGAATTTGTTAAAGGGATAGACGGCAAAGTTGTACTTTCTGAAATAGTCAAAGAAGTTTCTCCGAGCGATTACCTTCCTCCTAAAAATGAAACAAAGGCTATAGCTAGAATTAATAAGTATGTTCACGAAGGAATAGATAAAGCAAATTTAAAAGCTTCAGATAAAAAAAATATTTCTAGATTAATTGCTTATATGCACACCTATAGGTTTTTGCATCAAATATCTAATTATACATCGCAAAATAATAGAGAGCTTTTTGAAAGTAGCTTTGTCAGATATACTCACGATAAACCTGATTTAACTCAAGAAGAGGTTGATCAATATATTGTGCTCTCAGCTGAAGTTGTAATAGCGTCTAATATTCAAGTTAGAGTGGAAAGATTGCAAGAGCTGCTTGACCAGTCTGCAGAAGAAACCGAAGGCAAGAAAATGGCGATGAGCTTGGTAGAATCTATCAACACCGCTCAAACAGAATATAATCAGTGCGTTAACAGGCAGACTAAACTCCTAAACGAGTTAAAAGAAAAAAGAAGTCAAAGGCTCAGTAAGCAGATAAAAGAAAACGCTTCTATTCTAAATTTAGTTGAGATGTGGAAAGATGAAGAGTCTCGTCATAAGATGATTAAACTTGCCGAAATCAGGAAGAAAGCTTTGGAAGAAGAAGTTGAGCGCTTATCCTCTATGGATGAAATAAAATGTAGAATTATGGGTTTGACAGAGGAGGAAGTCTTAAATGGTTAAGTGCGAAGAATGTGATAAACAATTTCCATCCGAAAGAAGCCTTCATGCCCATCTAAAAAGCCATAAGCTGAAAGTCAAGGATTATTACTATAAACATTTTCCCAGAAGAGATAAATATGATAACCAATTAATTAATTTTATAAATAAAGAAAGTTACTTCACGACTGACTTTAATAATAAAAACAATTTAAAAAAATGGATGTCTCATGTCGAGCCGTCTGAAGCAAAAGAATATTTTAAAAATTTTCTTTCAATTAGAAAAAAGAAAAAAGATTTAGAGTTCGCGCCTTGTCAAGTTGAGCTTAGGTCTTTAATGAGTCCGTCGGTGTCTTACTACGAAAAAGTTTTTGGGGATTATAACAAAATATGTAATGAAGTTGGCCTTGTAACTAAATATAAGGCGATATCAGAGCCTCTTAATTATACGCCAGAAAATTATAAGCAAGAAAAAATTTACATAGATACTCGAGAACAAAATCCTCTAGAGATAGAAGATTATCCAACAGAAATAAAAGGTTTAAAATATGGAGATTATGCTCTCAGCAATAAAGACAAAACTTGCAACTGCTACATAGAAAGAAAGTCTATTCAAGATTTAGTAGGAACCTTAAGCGGAGGCTACGAAAGATTTTGCGACGAAATAGAAAGAGCTGAAACAGAAAACGCTAGCTTAATAGTTTTGGTGGAGAGCGACTATAACGCGAGCCTAAGATTTCACAAGTTAAAAAGAACTTACAAAAAAATCAGGACAAACCCTCAACATATTTTTCATAACATCAGAACTATAATACAAGAATATCCAAACGTTCAATTTTTATTTGTTAAAGATAGAAATGAATCTGTTAGAGTTATGAAAAGAATATTTTTTAGCAACTGTAGATACAAAGAAATAGATTTGCAGTACGCTTACGATTTAAAATTATTATGAGAGGTAAAATTGAATTAACTTACGAGCAAGCTTTACTTATTTTATTCTTCATAATTTTAATTGCATATTTAGATTAATGTGGTATTCTCACGAAAAATACAAAAGAAATATTAAAGATACAAATTTAGAGCTTTTAGATCTAAAAGGAGAGCTTGACTCAAAACAGGCCAAAATATCTTTAGCAAAGTTTCTTAGAGCAAATTTAGGATTTACAGTAGAGTTGATATCTGGGATAAAGCTAGCGCCTTTTCAAGAAGTAACTCTTAAAGGATTCTTTAATAGAAACTTTAATATGTGCGTCTGGGGGCGCGGATGTGGTAAGACTTTTATCGCATCCGTGTACTGCTTTCTTCAATGTATCTTTGAGCCAAATACAAAAATTCTTATAGCCGGTCCAACATTTCGTACTGCTAGATTTATATTTCAAAACTTAGAAAAGATAGTGGAGAGTAAAGGGGCAGAATTACTAGCTCAGGCTTTTGGCGCTAAGTCTAAACGTAACGATCAGTTCGAGTGGAGTATAAACGGCGGAAGCGTTACGGCTATTCCTTTAAGCGGTGAAAAGATTCGTGGTTTTCGCGCAAATATTCTAGTCCTTGACGAATACTTACTGTTACCCGAAGAAACTATTAAGACTGTCCTTATGCCGTTTTTGGTTGCACCACAAGATATGGCTGAAAGAATTAGAGTTAGAGAGATAGAAGATGGTCTAATCAAAAAAGGAAAGATGGAAGAAAAAGATAGGATGGTGTTCGAAAATAAATCAAAAATGATAGCATTGTCCTCTGCTAGTTATAGCTTTGAAAATTTATACAAAACATACAAAGAATGGATGGGAAATATTTACTCTGATGATGTGTTAGACTCTAAGTATTTTATATCTCAAATGGGATTTGATTCTGTGCCTCCGGACATGATTGACAAAACTGTTATTGAAGAGGCTCAGTCAGGAGGCTCGTCTAATTCTTCTTTCCAGCGGGAGTATTGCGCTCAGTTCACAGACGGGAGTGATAGCTATTTTAGCGCAAAGAAGATGCATGAATGCACGGTCCCAGATGGAGAGTCTCCTCATACTTTACTTGTTGGTAATCCAGAGAAGGAGTATATACTTGGTATAGACCCCAGTTTTAGTAACAGCCCTAGCTCTGATTATTTCGCGATGTCACTTTTAGAGCTGGACGAAGGATCATATACTCTAGTTCATTCTTACGCTGTGGCTGGTGGAGATTTAAAGAACCATATCAAGTATTTATTTTATCTTTACAAGCACTTCAATATAAAAATAATAATTATAGATAATGCCGGTTATCAGTTTATTGATAGCGCAAATGAATCAGAATTATTCAGAGAAGCTGGTCTTGCAATAAAGTTTTTTGATTTTAATACCGAAAAGCAGGGAGTAGCATATGACAATGAACTTAAAAGAGTCAAAAGAGTTTATAGCCCTAAAGATGATATAGTTTGTTTTAAGCAAGTATTTAGTTCTGAATTTTTAAGAAACGCTAATGAATATTTGCAGTCTTGTATAGACCATAAAAAAATATTTTTCGCTTCAAGGACCGCAGCATACGGCAGTTTCTTTTCAAAAGTTTCTTCTAGTAAAATTCCATTAAAGCTTACTCATTTTGAAGATATCGGCGAAATGATAGAGACTCAAGACGATTTAATCTATCAAACAAAGAAGCAGTGTGCGCTAGTAGAAGTAAAATCAACTGCGAAAGGCACTCAGAGTTTCGATTTACCACAGCATTTAAGAAGAAGCAACTCTGCTAACAGAGCAAGAAAAGATAACTATACAACATTAATGTTAGGAAACTGGGCCGTCAAAGCCTATAATGATATGAAAAAGCAAAAAGTCGAAGAAGTTAATACGACTTTTGTTCCAAGGATGATTGATTAAGTGTAATTTAAAGTTAAAATGGCAGTTAAAAGAAAAGCTAAGAACGAAAACTCCGTTAACGAGCCTTTAATGGCAGGTGGAGATTTTATTGAGACTGTCGCCTCTACCAGATCGCGGCGTAATAAAGCTGGGTCTATAGAACGTACAGATAGATACCGTAATATTGACGACGGGATAATTCCGTTTAGATATTCTCAGGGTATAACAAATAATTCTAGCTTAGATATAAGGGACACTATAGTCCTTTGCCAAAAAGCTTATTACAACTTCTCTGTATTTAGAAATACAATTGATTTAATGACAGAGTTCTCCATGAGTGAGATTTACTTTACTGGAGGCAGTAGGAAGTCCAAGGAGTTTTTCGAAGCGCTGCTTAAAAAAATTAACATAAACAATCTTCAGAGTAAATTTTTTAGAGAATATTATAGATCAGGAAATGTTTTTATTCATAGGTTTGACGCAAATGTTTCTCAAGCTGATGTCACTAAAATGACACAAACTTTTGGATTAACCTCTGAAGCTTCTTTTTCTTTACCTGCTAGATATATTATTTTAAATCCTGCCGACATACAAATATCAGGAAATATTACTTTCGCCACAGGAGAGTTTAGAAAAATACTTTCTGATTATGAATTAGAAAGATTAAGGAATCCTAAAACTGAAGAAGATAAACAGGTCTTAGAAAGCTTAGACCCTGAAGCTATAAAGCAAATTAAAGCACAAGGTAAGAAGCCCGGTTATAATGCTGTTTCAATTCGCCTACCAATGGAAAAAATGACGGCTGTTTTCTACAAGAAGCAAGACTATGAGCCATTTGCTGTTCCTATGGGGTATCCTGTTTTAGAGGATATTAACTGGAAGCAGGAGATGAAGAAGATGGACATGGCTCTTACTCGCACTACAAACCAAGCTATATTATTGGTGACAATGGGCGCCGAACCTGAGAAGGGGGGAGTTAACCAAAAAAATCTTGTAGCGATGCAAAAGCTTTTTGAGAATGAATCAGTAGGCAGAGTCTTAATTTCTGATTATACTACAAAAGCTCAATTTGTTATACCTGACATCGCAGGGATACTTGATCCTAAAAAATATGAAGTATGTAATCACGACATACAAATGGGATTAAATAATATTCTATTGAGCGACGAAAAGTTTGCTAACTCTAGTATAAAAGTTCAAGTATTTATGGAAAGGCTAAATGAAGGCAGAAAAGTCTTTATTAATGACTTCCTAATTCCAGAAATAAAAAGACTGTCTAAAGAGATGGGTTTTAAAAATTACCCTACTCCAAATTTTGAAGATTTAGATTTAAGAGATAATTCTATTTACGCAAGAGTTTATAGCAGACTAATAGAGTTAGGCGTTCTTACTCCAGAAGAAGGTATACAAGCTATTGAGTCTGGCCGCATGCCAACAGTCGAAGAGTCACTAGAGTCTCAACAGAAACTTAAAAGTTATAAAGATGATGGATTATATGAGCCGGTTTTAGGAAATAAACCTCCCAGAGATGTGCCTAGTCAAAAAGCTAAGCCTATTCCTCAGCAAAAAGGAAGACCAGAAGGCACTGGAGTTCCAAAAGAAACTGATACAAAAAATCCAATAGGTCTAAAGGCCAATAAGCAGACAAGATTTAGTTTAACAAAAATTCAAGACAATCTTGGGTTAGCTGATAAATTAAATTTAGAAGTAGAGTCTGCTTTAAGACAGCTTCATAATAGAAAGCGTCTAAATAAAACTCAAAAAGAAATTGCGCAACAGATTTCTAATATTATAATTCATAATGAGGATCCGGAAAATTGGCTGGCTAAAGCAGGTCGTTACGCAGCTGAGCCGATAGATAGAAATGAAGACAGGGTAAAAGAAATTCAATCTATAGCTTATGAGCATCAAGTAGATGATTTTCTTGCTGGTATACTTTACTGTAGTAAGTATGATGGAGAATAATGTCAAGAGTTATTTACAATGTAGAGGCGCTTTTCGTAGGCCCATCTGGTCATAACTTTTTAAGCTATATTGGAGGCATTCCTAATAGCGATTATTCAAATCCTTTACAGACTCATAATTTAATTAAACAACTAGATAGAGTACAGAATCTATCTTATGATATTAGTATACCTCACACTCAAATAAATCAACTGAATACTAGATCAGTATTAGGTAGACCAATTATTAATCCCCCAGAGGTAAACTTTAATTTTAGTTACTTAGTAGCAGATGTTTCAAATGAAGCTAAGCTTGGGTTATACGTTAATTATCCTCAATTCGAAGAACCTTTTAGTGGAGCTCCATTTTATGAAAGTAATACAGGGCATACTTTACTTTCTGGTTTTGTTGACGAAGAGGAGCATAAAGAATTTTATTATGAAAGCGGAAGCTATGATCCATTTTTTCCTTCCAAAACTTTTAAAGATAGAAAGAATTTTTACTTAGCCTTGCGCTCAGACCATGCTGACATTTACACGGGAGAAAAAATAGAGGACTTAACTAAAAGAGATCCACAACAACCCTCCGATCCAAATGCAACTGGATATAATGTAGTATCTTTCGGAAGATGTTATATGACTTCTTATTCTACAGAGGCATCTGTGGGAAGTTTCCCAAGGGCAGATTTAACTTACGTTGGAGAAAACATAATGTTTGAAACTAGCGGGAGCGGTTTTCTATCTCCAATGATAAACCCTAAGAGCGGAAACCAATTTGAAGATATGACTTCTGTCATACCTAAAAGAATAGAAAGAAACCCAATATCAGTAGTCCGTCCGGGGGATATAAACTTTACAGTCGATTCTTTTTCTGGGTTAGGTATCGACTTTGCAAATCTTCATTTAGAATCATATGTAATATCTTTTGACATACCTAGAGAAACTGAAAGTAATTTAGGATATAAATTTCCTATTAGCAGAAAAGTAAATTTCACTGCGCCTGTAACTATAAATATTGCAGGGACTGTGGAAAAAATGAGCTCCGGATCTTTAATAGACTTAGTTAATTTAAATCAAGACTATAATTTTACTATAACGTTGGACATGCCGCAAACTTGCGCTACGGCAAATACAGGAGAACCAATTCATGCCGGAGTCACGCCTTTTGAGACGAGAGAGAATGAACTAATTAGATATTCTTTTAATAAGGCTAAATTAGACGGATTTAATTATGATACTTCAATAGGCGAAAACAAACAGTTTACAGCGAGTTTTAGTACGGAGATAGATCCAGATGATTTATCTAAAGGTTTGTTTATAAGCGGATTTTTAGCAGATCAAAAATTAGAAGAATTTCATCTATTAGAAACTACTGGAGCAATGGATGGAGGAACAGGAGATTTTGAAAGATTTCATTTAGAGCTAGAAGAATCAGATGCACTCTTAGTCGATAACTACATACCACTGCATTAAAAAAGTGTATAATATAGAAGGAATAAGGCATGCCCAATAAAAAAATATCTCAGCTTTCTCAGATATCCCCGGTACCAACTGGAGGGTTAATGATATTAGCTAACTCCGGAGTTAGCCGAAGCGCTAGTGTGAAGGATATAGCAGAAGCTATCTCTTCTACTAATACCACTTTTTCAGGGCTTACAGATACCCCAGATGGAATTAGCGGCGATATGTTCGTCGTTGGCCATCCTGATGGAACAGGGCTAACCTTTTCTAAGAATCTGCATTTAGGCACTGGAACCTTTTTAGATAAAACAGTGGGCGGTACAATTAGCGGCACTGTCACAATGGCAACTGGAGAAAAGATTGAGTTTGCTAATTCTGAAAATTTTATAAATTCAGCTGGAGATAATTTAGCTTTTAGGACAGACGGTTTTATAAAACTACGATCTACCTCTGGAACTAATATATATCAACTAGGAGGATCGACTGCTAAAATAAACTATTTTACTGGTTTTGCGGATGCACATAAAGTTCACGTTATAGAAACCACA